ATGTAATTAGGCAGGTAGCCAATTTAACCTTACCAGGTATGATAGCAGAAGGAGCAAAAAGAAAGAAAAAGCAAGCAAGAGAAAGAGCAAACGCAACAGCAACTAGATTAGAGCAAGAAGCAGAAGTAGCACAGAAACTCCAAGAACAAGAAGAGAAGACAGAGGTAGCTCAAGAATCAGTAAGAAAGCAAAAAGCAAGAGCAAGGCGTAGAACTATCTTTGCATGACAACCTTTAGAGCAAAACATATTTAGAAAAACTTTAGGAGGCTAATGACTAATGCAAAAGAATTAATTAGGAAAGCCAATTCACTATCTGCCGAAAGATCAAACTTTGAAACAGAATGGCAAGATGTGGCTGATATATTCAGACCAACAAAAGCTAACATAACTATTGATAGGTCAAAAGGCGATAAAGAAAATATAACAAGACTTTTTGAATCCGCACCTATTAACTTTGTTCATCAATTAAAATCAATTATTATTGGTGTATTCTTCAATAGATCAATCAAGCCTATATCAATAACAGCTAAATCAGAAGATATAAACGAAGATCAAGAAGTAAAAGACTGGATAAGTGAATTTACTGATATGATTCTGAAAACTATGTTTGACCCCAAAACAGGTTTTGAAAGAGCTTTAAGTGAAGCGGTGGCAGATGATATAGTATTTGGAACAATAGCAACATTAATTCAAGAGGGTAAGAAATCACCTATTAAATATCATACTTTAAATATTAAGAATTTCTTAATTGCTGAAAATGATGAAGGTGATGTTGATTATGTAGTTATTAAAGATAAAATGACTGCAAAGCAGATGATCCAGAAATGGGGAGAGGAGAATGTACACGAAAAGGTAAAAAAGGCTTTTGATAAAGACCCCTTTACAGAATTTCCAGTACAATTACACATCTTACCAAGAGAAGAAAGAGATAAAAACAAAATAGATAAGTTAAATAAAGAAATAGCAGGTTTTTGGATAGATGAAAAACACCAACTTATAATTGAAGAATTAGGGTGGAATTCTATGCCAGTAGCTATCGGAAGAAGCGAGAAAGCAACAGGAGAGATTTACGGAACTTCAAGGGGTATGATAGCATTGGCAGATGGTAGGCAGATAAACCAGATGTCAAGACAATTAAACGAAGCAACAGAAAAAACATTAAACCCTCCTTTAAATGTAAATGCTACATATTCTAAAAGAATCAACTTGAAACCTGGTGCATTAAATAGACCAGATGCGAAGGCACTGCCAGCAGGAAGAACGCCTATTGAACAAATCTTAACCATTGGTAATATTCCACTAACTCAAGACTTAATCCAAAGAAAGGAACAAAACATAAGAGAAATATTTTTCTTAGATAAGTTAAAAATCTTTGACGATCCAAGAGCAACAGCAACGCAAATCTTAGAACTAAGAGCAGAAACATTTAGAATAATGGGCGACTTTATTTTTGGTATTGTAGATTACACAGAGCAGATATTAACTAGAACTTTTGATATTCTATTTAATAAAATCTATATGCAAAATGCAGATGGTCAATTCATAATCAAGGATAATACTTTATTTGATAAAGAAATACCGTCAGTGTTATTAGAAAATCCAGAACTAAAAATTAATTATCAAAATCCAATTACTCAATCGCAAAAATTAAACGAATCAGCATCTATTGAAAAACTACTAGCAGGAGTTATGAATCTTGCACAAGTAAACCCAGAGATATTAGATAATATTGATTTTGACAAGGTAGTTAGTAAGTCAGCAGATATTTTAGGAATTGATCCAGATATAATTAAAAATCCTGTTTTAGTAAAAAGGGAAAGAGAGCAACGACAGGAACAATCCCAAGAGCAACAGCAATTAGAACAAGAGGCTCAAGCGGTGGATACTGCTAGTAAAGCAAAACAATCGCAATTAATATGACCGAAGAACAGCTAAATAAAATATTCCAACAAGCATTTGAAACAGAAAACGGAAAGATTGTTTTAGAAAACTTACAAAGAGTAATACTAGAAACAACCCCCTTTTCTCAAAGGGCAGAAGATACCACTACCGATTCCTTACTTCGTGATGGAGCAAGGGAATTATATAATTATATCCTTTCTAGAGTTAGAGAGGAAATAACAAACAATTAATTTACTATGACCGACCAAATAGAAAATACAGAAAGCGTAGAGACTGCACCAGTTGAAACAAACAATGAAACAGTTAATGAAACAAGTTTTATTGACCAGATAACAGATGAAGAAATAAAAAATTCAAAATCATTATCTAACTTTAAAGATATAAATGGACTAGCAAAAAGCTATATAAACCTAGAAAAGAAACTAGGATCACCTAAAGAGCCAGAGACTTTTTCACCAGAAGATTATTCTTATGAATTACCAGAGAATTACAAAGCTAATGATGATTTATTAAATCCTATAAAAGAGAAAGCGATTGAATTAGGAGTAAAACCAGAAGCATTTAAACAGCTAGTAGAAACCTTTACAGGTAAAGAAAGCGAGTTATTAAATAATATGCAAGCAGAATCAGATGCTAAAATTACTGAAATGCAAGAGGGTTTAAAAAAGGAATGGGGATCAGCTTATGACCATAATCTAAAAGAAGCAGAAAACACTTTTCAAAGATTCGCATCAGAGAGCGATCAAGAGGCTTTTGCCAATCTTCCACCAGAGGGGCAGTTTGCAGTTGCTAAAATTATGCACAATGTGGGAAAACAGATTGCAGAACCAACACAAGGAAGTATAGGAAGTCAAAAAACAACCTTGACAAAAGAAAATGCTTTAACTAAAATAAATGAAATTAGAATGTCTAAAGATTTAGACCCTAATACAAAAGAAAGAGAGCTTGCAAAATTATATCCTATTGCTTATGCAGATCAGTCAGCAGAATCATTAGGGATAGTTTCTAGCTTTTCTTCTTTTTAAGATGATTGTCCATATAAGTAAGAGGTAGCTCTTGAGTCTTTGAAAATTGATGGGTAGCAATTTGAGATGCGAATAATCGCAATTTAAATGTTATTTAATTAATTTCAAAGACTCAAACAATGTCAAATACTCAAAATCAAATTCATGTAAAACAGTTTAAGGACGATATTATCCAGGCTGTACAACAAAACAATGTCCGTTTAGACGGAACAGTAAGAAGAAAAGAATCTGTGAAAGCAGAAGAATTCTTTTTTCATAAACTAGGTTCTTTAAACTTAGAAGAAAAGATTGGTAGAAATCCAGAAACTCCTTATTTAGATCCTATTCATTCAAGAAGAAAGATGACGCCAGCACCTTTTCACGGCTCTTTATTTATTGATGATTTCGATACCGCTAGATCGACCATTTCTGGTTTAGAAAGTGATTATATGAAAGCATTATTAAATGCTGCCAAAAGGAAGAAAGATGATGTAATTATCGCTGCCGCAACTGGTAAAGCATTTGAAGGTAAAGATGGTAATGTTGCAGTTAATTTCCCTAGCTCTCAAGTCGTCTCAACTCCTGCTTCTGGCTTAACTGCTGATAGAATCCTTAATGGTCGTGAGATCATTAGATCGGCTGATGTTGATCCAGATGAGAAGCTATATTGTGTTTTAACAGCTAAACAACATAGACAGTTAGAAGATGATAATAAAATTATCAATAGGGACTTTACAGCGGGTGCGGTACTAGATAAAGGCATTATCGGTGTATGGAACAATATTAACTTCATCTTATCAGAAAGATTACTTCTTGACTCAAATGGAGATAGAGATGTTTTACTTTATACTGAAAACGCTTTAGGCTTCGCAATGGCAAATGATATTACAATGAAAGTTGGTGAAAATGTCGAGAGATCATTCACTAAAACAATGTATATCAAATTAGACATTGGAGCGACTAGAGTAGAGGACGAAAAAATCGTTCGTATTCCTTGCACAGAATCTTAATATTAACTTTAAATAAAATAAAATTATGGCTATTGTAAACAAAAAAGGAACAATAAACCTTGACGGCTTAGATCAAGATACTTTGATTATGCCAAATGCTAAAACTTCAAAAGGTATTATTAGAACTTCTATTGATACCATAGAAATTAACGCAACTGACGATGACACTTCAACTTATCGAATCGCCAGAATCCCGTCTAATGCTGTATTAACAGACATTACCATTAAAAACGATGCTATCACAGGAGGTACAGATTTTTTCTTAGGCTTCTATGATATTGATGAGGGTGTAGCTATTGATGCTAATGCATTACTTGGTACAACTTCTTTAGCTTCGGCAGGCTCTATTGATGGATTAGGTTCTATTGATATTGCTAATATTGGTAAAGAGGTTTGGGAGTTAGCTGGACTAACAGAAAACCCTCACAAATTAGTTGATATAGTTTTGACTGGTAATACAGTTGGAACTGCATCAGGTACTGTAACAGGTATTGTAAAATATACCCTATAACAAAGCAGGGGGAGAAATCCCCCTCAATTTTTTTATTATGTCTGTATCAAAAACTTCTATTTGTAATAAAGCATTAAGAAAATTAGGAGCTAAGGCTTTAATAAACATTGATACAGATACTTCACCAGAAGCCACTCTATTCAAAGCAAACTA